GCATATCCACGGTGACGTGTTGCTATTGCTGTGTTTGTTAATTCACAGGCTGTTTTAAAGATTTGAGTATAACCAAATCCGTCATCTAATGTATCTGAAAAAGTGTCTGGTGACGCTGTTCCTTCTTCAAACGATGTCCCAATAATTTGGGCTGAATCGTCGTCTGCAAGAATGTTGTAACCAGTCGCTGTATTTCCTGATAAATCGATTATTCTACCTTGAAAGGTAGTTGAAGCTGAACCTTCAGCTGGTCCAGATTCTACTCTAACTAATACTTGAGTATATCCTGCGTCGGTATCTAGTGAAGAAACTGCAAAAACCATTCCTTTTGTAAGGAAGGAAATTGCTGCCCCTGCACCGTCATCAACGGTGAATAAGTATGAAGTATCAGCTACTACTGCTGAGCCGCCATTTACTGCTGCTGCTAATTTAAAACTTCTATCGGTGTGATTGATTTGAGTTCTGTTTTCAAGAAATCTGAAAACATTATCATCAGTCGCAACTTTAGAAACGTTAGACAAGTAGGTGAAAAAAGGTGATTCTTCTGGTGAAAGTTCTGCAACTCTATCAGAGAAATCATACAGTTTTCTTTGGTCCGGGGCTTGCCCGTAATCGGCACTTGTCGCCGCAGCTGTAATATTGGAAGCTTTTAATATTCCGCTATTGTAAGCCATATTTAGTCTCCTAAACTGTTATTTAGCTAGTCTACCACCACGAGTTGAACTCATAATTCTATCCCACACCTGGTCTCCTTCAGATTTAGTAGGCTGTTCGCCTCCCTGAAGTACTCCAGCTGGTTTAGGAACTGATTTAGCAGCTTGCACAGCTTTTTTGTTTTCATTTGGTTTTGCAGTTGACCCTTTACCTTCTTTCCATACCTTGATTAATGTCTCGATAGGTAAGTTAGCTTTTGGTGTTGTTGCAAACTGTAAAAACTCTTGAGCGTCATCTTGCCCTAATTTGTGCTTGTTTACTAATTCTGTTTGTAAATTATTCATTGCCATCTGGCTTTGTAGTTTAGCTAATTCGTTATCTACTGTTTCATGTACAAGCTTTTTTTCATTTCTTACTCTAAACTTGTAAGATTCTGAATCTTGCTTGTAATAGGCGTCCCAAGGGTCAAAATTATCTGGAGTTGTACTTCCTTCCATATTTTTGCCCTCAACTGATTCTCCAGCAAGTTTTTCTTCAAGTACTTCAACTAAATCTGGTCTAGAATTTAACGTATCTCTTAATTGAATTAAGTCGTTAGACTCACTTCTAAGATTCTCGTGTTCTGCAGTTTTTTTGTCATACATTGATTGAAACTTTTTAGCTTCTGTTTCCCAATTCACTTCTTCGGATGCTTCCACACCTTCTTCTACGGCTTCTTCTTGAAATGAAACGTTTTGTTCCACTGCAGAATCCACTATTGGGTCTTGCTTTATAACCTCTTGTTTTTCTTGTTCATTTGCCATTGTTTTTTCTCCTTCTGATTTAATCTTACGATTCTGAACCAGGGTTGTTTTTGTTTTCGGCCTCCATAGAACTAGCCATCTGGTCTGCCAAATTTCCTAACTGCATTATCTTTTCTTTTTCTTTTACTTTAGAGGACGAGTTAAATTCCTTCAACTCGCTTTTAAACTTCTCAACTTCTGTACGTTTCCTAGATGAAATCTGTTCACGTTCTGATGTTTGTAAGTCTCCACTTAGTTTCTTTACTTGATTTTCAAGTTGGGATATGTAGTTTTGCATTTGTGTCAGCTTGCCTTTTCTTTGAAGAACACCTTCTTTGTCAAAGATTTCACTTTTCTTTAAAACCTCGACGTCATCTACCAAGCCTAACTTATAAGCATCAAGGTACATATTATATTCTGCCACCTTGTTACTCGGTAAAGTTGAACCGGATATTATGCGAATGTCGTGCTGTCCGATAGTAATATCGTTTTCAACAGCAGCAATCGCTTGTGATTTATCATCGTACAATTTCATATTAACAGAAAATTCTGTTAAATCATTATTCGGTTGTACAATTCTAAAAGTTTTTTGGAATTTATAATGGTCTTTAGCTAAGTTATATACAACTTGACCTGTTATACTTAAAGCAGATTCAATATCTCTTAACTTAGACTTCCCTCTAGACTCCCCCATCTCAGATAAAAGCATAGTGCCTCTAGCAGATTCGGGTGCTGCGGACTTAAATCCCTGTAATAATTCTGGTATACCAAAATTTAAATCTATATATTTTTCTACCCTGTCAATTAAATAATAAAACTCGCTAGTTAAAGGAGCTGGTTGTGGAAAGTGAGGTTCTCCAAATTCTGGGTTATATTCAATAACCGCATTTGGATTAGCCCAGTCTTTTTCTAATTGAGTTACACTATCTACACTACCTTCAGGTATTAAAAGCTTTAATCCTGCGGAAGATTGAGCGTGTGATAAGGTTAAAGAGAATAGCTTGTTTAAAAGCCTTTGAGAGTCTTTAACCTTATTCACATCTGATTTTGGATAGGGAGTATTCGTCCAAATATTCGTAAATGGAATAATTGGATATATATCAGTATTTAGGACACGCTCATATAACAAAACATCTCCAATGCTAGTGCATTGCATAATTCTTGTTTGCATTACTTCTTCTATTTCTATTGCTCCACTTGCAATGGCTTGGATATTTTCTTCCTCTTGTAACATCTCAGCATAAATTTGAGCATTAATAATTTTTTCTGCTCCACTGGAAGTATTAAATAATCTATAAAAAGGAACTCTTGTTTTATAAAACCTATCTAACACTTGGTATTTTTGATTGACATTGTAATCTAAATTTTTTGCTTCTGCTGGAGTTAAAACATTTTGAGAATTTTTTAAGTTAGAAGATGGATAATCTTCTCCGTACAAAGAACTTTCACTTACATCTATATCGTCAATAATTTCTTCTAAGTCTGGATATAGGTCTAAAACTTGAGATTTTGTAAGGTAAGTAGAAAGAATCATTCCAGAAGCGTCATGAAAAAATCTATCTCTAGATGCTGGGTCTACATACACCCTAAAAGGGTCAACGTGCGTATATTTAATTTCGCCTCTTCCGTAGTCGGCTTCTGGGTCCATATATACATACATATAACCAAGACCTTGTACTGCATAGTCATGGACTACTTGTTTGAATACTGTATCGCCCTTAGATATGTCCCAGATATACTCTAAGATATGTTTCCATATATTAGAAATTTTATTGTCAGAGTCTTCTCTCCCGATAGCTGTAAATTTAGCTGGTTGAGCTGTAAGTAAAGATTTTAATTTGTCAACAGCTGCATAAACTCTATCTATAACAAAGTCTGCTTGCCCTACGGATGCAAGAGCATCAGACTCTTCAGATGTATAATGATTTCCTAAAACAAAATCTACTGCGTCCCTAGCTTCTAAATCCCAGGTTTGTCTCGCGTCTCTCCATCTTCTAAATAACTCTCTAGAGATTTGAGGGTTTGTTTTATTATTATCGTCGTATTTAATCTTAGACTCCCTTTTATATTTTAAGTCTAAAATAATTAATTTACGACGTTGTTGTCAAGAATTATTTATATTTTTTGTCCAGTAATCCAATTAATAGTTCTGTTAGCTAAATTGTTTTGTTTTTTTTCTAGTCTTTCACCTAACTTACTTATTTCTATTGCTGAGCTTTTAGGAGGTTTTGCCGTAGTAGCAGCATACCAAAGTCCATCAAGTAAGTCGTCGTTTCTTCCTTTGGGGAATTCGAACATTTCATCTATAATACCTTCGTGCTCTTTTTTTATAAATAATTTTCTAGAGTTTACTATAGGGCATAGTAGAGCTTCCAACCTATCTTCTTTCTTAATTCCCCCAGGAGGTCTTATTCCTTGCGAAAGACCTGGAGCTAATTTTCTATCACTTCCAGCTAATTTATTAACATGGTCTTTAATAATTCCTTGGGCACCAACTTTTTCTACATTCACTCTCTTAACAGGGTGATATTTTCTAGCTAAGTCAATAATAACTCTAGGCATATCATACAAGGGAGAATGTTCTCTATAGTAATCTACTATGTATATATTTCTATCGCTGTCTATAGCTATAGTCATTATAACTTGAAAGTCACTTTTTGCGTGAGTCTCATATGCCAAGTCAACTCCCATATATACATGAACTGGAATAGCAGACTCATCAATCATCATATAATTAAATCCACCTCTTTCTTCTAAGTGTCCTCTATATTTATTTATTCTATCTATTTTAAACTTTGCAGTCTCTAAGTCTCTAGCTTCATTCATATACTCTTGAGCAAACTTATGAACAAGTCCCATTTCTGAGAACCTAGATTTAATGTCGTCTAGTTTCTTCTTTGTAAAATAGTTTGGCCATAAAGGAACTCCGTCAACCATCGCTTTTTTGTATAACACATTCCAAGCAGATGTTCTTCCTTCTTTTTTGGCAAGTTGATTATTATCATAAACTCCTTGTAAAAAAGAATCATAATGAACAATAGTACCGATTAACCAAATAGAACCTTCTTGTTCTTTAGAATTTTCTAAAGCTGGTTCTACTGTAGACATAACCCACTCTTTAATTTCTCTTCTTCTATCTGGAGTTTTTGTATTTAACTCAGATTCAAAGTCGTCAAGAATAATATTAGTATATCTAAGACCTAATTGAGAACGACCACGTAAACGTTGACTTGTACCTTTTGCAATAATTCTATCCCCTCTAGACGTAGTAAATTCTTTTTCAGTCCACTTACTTCCTTTTAAATCTCCAAAGTAATATCGTAACGCAGGGTTTACATCAATGTGATTTTGAATATACTTAATGTGGTCAATAGCTTGAGATTGTTCTTCAGACACCCAAGCAATAAATTGTTTTTTTTCTGGGGGAGCAAAATACAACTGATATAATAACGCCGTTTTTGCTAGTGTAGATTTTGCGTGACCACGAGGGAGTATAATACAAGCTCTTTTTTCATTTCCAAGTAATAAGTCACTTAACTCATATTGATATGGAGCTGGATTAGATTTCATAAAATCTTCAGGTAAAAACATTTGACCAAAAGTGATTATGTCTTTTTTTGCTAATTCTAATGCTCTTTCTTTTTGAGATAAGTCTGGAGGAATTATATTAAATATTTCAGGCTTTTTCGAATTCTTTTTCATATACCCTATCTAACATCGTGAACGTTTTTCTTGAATACCAATCCCCGTCTGGAACTTCTGTAAAAGACTTTGAACTTTGCCACAGCTGAGGTCCAGCTACATATATCCAAGCTTTTTCAGTTTTACCACTATTTAATTTTATAGGAACAGTAGTTCTAATATATAACCCAGTATCTATACCTTCGTACTCGTCATACATATTAAGGTCTTCATCGGTTACATCCATAAGTTCTACGACAGCACCTTTTCCTTTTTCGTTTTTAATTATAGCTGGAAAAGATTGCGTTCCCGGAAACACCAAACTAAACCCTTCTGCTTTACCAGTGTCTGGTAATCCTCTTCTAAGTGTTCCGTATACAGCTAGTCTCATTAAGCATACCCTATCTCTCTCGGTATACCAATATTAATAACATCAAAATTAGGTGCATACATTGTTAAACAATTTATACATTTAACAGCGGTTGCGTCTTTTTTGTTAATATCCCAAACAAATACTCCTGTATTCAGAAGTCTGTGAGAGCATATGTGACACCTTTTACTTTTCGCTATTGCTTTTAACTTCTTGAAGTTTTTTGACTTCGGGTCCTTGAATTGCATTTAGTTGCTCCTTAGTAAATCCTTGAAATAGAGTAAGAGACTCTGACTTCTTCTCTGTGTCCATCATTCCAGATATTTTCATTAACGTATTTAAAGCTGATAGCTTATCCCTATCCGTAGAGCCTTGTTTGTCTATTATACTTCTCATTTCTTCTAATAGATATAAAGGCGTAATTTCTGCTTCATTTAAAACTTTGTCTATTTCTTCTCTAATCAAATTCTTCACCCTGTCTGTTTTAAGCAAAAGTTTTGCTTGAGATGCAGCGTATGATTCTTTCTTACTAGGAAAAGCGTTCATATACGCATCTACAACATCATCTCCCTTTGCTACATACTTTGCAAATAGAAATTCTTTTTCTGTTGCTTTAGTTCTTTCTTTTTTACGTACTGAGGGAGATTTGCCGTCTTTTGCAAACGTGTGCATATTAGTACGCATCTCTCCCGTCATAGTAACTTTAGGACTACAAACGAAAGAACCTATTATAGTTCTTATAAATGTAGTCTCTTTTTTTCTATTAGGACTTTTTAATATACCAACATGCAATACTTGGCAAACTTGGCCATCATCTGATGCAATCCAATCATCTACAGAAGCGTGCCTCCAATCTTCACAAATATCAATTGAAGGGTGGTATTCTTTAAATTCAAGTATATTATCAAATAAGTACTTAGTTTCACCATTTATTGTTCTGGTCTTCATAAATTACCTATTTATTTTCTTTGTCGTCAAGTGTTATAATCTTAGACTCTTTTGAATCTAATTCTTTAACAACGAAACCAACATAGTTATTAATAAGAAAGCGTTTTTCCATAAGGTCTTGCTCTAGCTGCATACAGCCTGAACCTATTTGATTTGCTCTTTGAAATTGTGCTTTTGACTCATCTGACAATTCAGATGCCAAAAACTCATATTCTTTCTCATTATGAACTATTTTCATTTTTGTTTCTTTATCACTCATTATTTACCCCATTTACGGTTTTTAACTATTAACGCCATCACTGCATATACAGCAATATCTAAGAATGCATCTTCAATTGGCTCGTTTTGAGCCTTAAAGCTATGCTTAGTTGATAGGTTAACTAGTCGGTTTATCTTATCGTTCATCCTTACTATAATACCTAATAAGGCTATATTGACTTCTTCTTCAGTTTTTAATTGAGTTCCCATGGCAATATTGCCTGGACCGTAGTCAAATTGTTTTTTAGCAAATGTCATATACATTGTATTTAATATCTTTTGAAAATCGTGCTCTGTTTCAGGAAAATTGTCTTTTATATGTAATACTACATTCTCCGTTACTCCTTCTACGTCAGCTGTTGTTTTTTTTTGTTCCATTACTATTCTCCCAGTTTTGTTTCATTGTTATTACTTCTAAGTTATTTATATTACTTGCTTGTTTAATACTGATACCACAATCATAACATTGTCTTACTGGTATCTTGTGCTCTATCGTTAAATCATTTTTATTAGGTTTTTTAGGATTCCAAGGATTATCTTTATAAATGTTATACAATATAAGATTATCTCTTTTTAAAGTACTTTTACTGCTTCTTTGTACCTGTCTCTTATAATCTGAGTAAGGAAGACTGCCATCTTTTTCCATATCATAAAACCCTTTGTTTGCATAATAAGTAAACATAGCAACGCTTTTTTTCATATTCGTCTCTTCTGATTGAGGATAATCTAAATTACGTTGAATACAAGCACAATTCTTGTTACAATACTTTCTTTTCCTATATTGATATATTGTTAACGGCTTATCTTGCTTGTTTGGATTTATAAATTTTCGGCAGTCTTTTTTCTGGCAATACCTTAAATCTCTATAGTTTAGCTTCCTAGTAGTAGTATCTCCATTTTGACTATTCCTTATAAAAATATACTTCTTAGAAAAATCAGACTCTTGTTGAAGCTTCTGAACCTTCTTCATATCGTTACTATTCTTAGCTTTTATTATTTTTTTTGTGATTTCTTCCACAAGTAATCTCCTACTCCTAATTGAAATAACCCATTAGATATTGCCTCTATTTGACGTTCGTCGTGCTCTAGACCAGTATTATAAAAAATCGCGTGTAATACCTCGTGTATAAGCGTTTCTTCTATTCTAGATGGTGCTATGTCTTCATTTATTAATATAACATTCTCTTTTACTAAGTGTCTACCGTATAATTCTTTGTTTTTATCCTCATGCTCTAACTTCGACGTTAAAATTTCGTAAGGATGTCCTCCTATGGTTAATCTTTTCTTCAAATTGCCCTCCCTATGGCTAATGTGTACATTAAATTAAGTATATTAATCATTTGTGTATGCAATATACATCAATATTAATACATTAGTCAAGAATTAAATTCAAGTAGTAATTAATATATCTTTAAGAAAAAGAAAATAACTATTGACAAAGGTAATATGATTTTTGTACTATAATACTCGGTGCTCAACACATAAATAGAGTTTATTAAATCTATTTTTAAAATAATACTCGATACTCAGAGACCCTCCTTTCTAAAAAATATCCTCAAAAAAATATTAAACCCCGAAATTTTTCTATTTTAGGGCTATAACCCCCCAAAACCCAACCATATTCAAAATATCGCATAATTTTGTGTGCGTGTCTTATCTCCACAAACGGGGCCGGGCCTCTTTCTGGTTAGGAATTGGGAATTATGGTTGAAAATTGGGATTCCAGACCATAAGGGGTTGTAAAACCGACTGACTGGTCGGATTCGGTGTAACTCTAACAATAACAATAGATACAGCGACGTAAATAGTTGCCCACCCTCACACAATCTATGACTATATTATAGTATGATAACAATAAACAAAGGACATACAATGACTAAGAAATACAAAGCAAATAGTTTCATATTCCCGTGCTACCAACCGGTGGATAGAGCCTTCTATAAATGGCGTAAGAAGTACGACAACAAACCTATTGTCTTTACAATGATAGAGCATAGGTTAAGCGTAGGTATATGGGAGGATATCAAGTAATACCAAAAACCAAAGTAGGTCGCACCCTACCCTCAAATCAAGGATAGCGGCCTACATAATTAATATATACTCTATATATATATCTATATATTACTAGCTGAATGACTCTTCTCTCTTTTTTTTTTATTTGCTAGACTGAGGGCAGAATTTCAAAAAAGTGGATTTTGGAAAGTAGAGACCTATAAGCGACGGAAGGGAATATAGAGGGTACAAATACTTAGAGATGGTTCAATTATACATAATATATATTATGCGTAAATCCCCTATTCAATTATACATAATCTTTATTATGCGTACTTTGTGATAAATCTAAAACATAAAATAGCTGAATCATCTTGTCGGCTTGTGTTCGCTAGACGGAAGATATAAAGAAAAACGGCGACCATAATAAAATGAATCGCCGTCTTGTGAGGTAGGTATAATGAAATGTTATTTCATAGGCTTGTCCATATCTACTAGTTCACAAACAAGTTTTAATTGTGGCTGTGCTTCATATTCTATTGTCTCCCCTCTTTTTCTTTTTGGTAATGTTACACCATTAGTAATAAGTAATAAATTAAAGTCTAAGACACTTGTATGAACATCACCTAAAAACTGCTTATAAGTTTCGTCCATATTTGATAGTCTTATTATATGCGTGTCAATCTTACTTCCTTTAATCATATGCGTTTTCTTATAGTTTTCCTTCATATCCTCAACAATAGCTTCTGACAACTTGTGCTTCTTCCCCATTGTGTCAAATTCTGATAATGATGAATCATAAGACTCTCTACTAACTTTTACTACTTCTACTACTACGTCTACTGCTTTTTCTTTTGTAGCCATTTTAACGACTCCTTTATTTTTATTAATTAACATAATAAACAATATAGCCATAAATCACGTCTTGTCAAACACTTTCAAGGGATATCTTCAAGCGACAACGACACCATTGTAGTCTAAAGCATAACCACGCAAAGGGGGATTACTGGCTAGATAAAGCTTTATATATATATATAGGATAAAATAAGATACACATTAGAGGACACACCACAAAACAAACATATTGATATTTATATAGATATTGCTTAAAATAAAAAGCCGTAAAAGGCTCTAAGATAAACACATAAACGACGGAAGTTAAACAATGTCAGAAACAACATATAAAAAGCATTCTAAATGTCCGACGTGTACACAATGGGTAACTAAAGAAGTAGTAATTAAGTCGTTACCTAAGAGCGTGCAGGTATTATGCGTTCCAGACGATAATGATGATTCAACGTGGTCAGTTACTTTGACAGACTACAGAAATGATGAGACATCAGAATTTGTTGCGACGGATATGAAGGACGTAAGATGGTTTATAGAAAATGTCGCAATTAAGCTACATAGACCAGACCATAGATTTAGTGTCGTATTCCCTACTAGTAGATATGATAGACATAGTCGCATATCAAAGATAGAATTTAATGAGTGGGCAGACGAAAATTTAAAAGAACGTAAGAACAGAACAGACTGGTATAGTAAGTTAGTCAGTAAAGCAACTAAAGACGCAGTTCGTGGCTCTAACGTAAGTAACAGACTTGGATATAACGAGGACGTAGAGTAAATCTATGTCGCAACACAGGAGAGACGCAAATGTCAGATTACGACAAGCACAATAAAATAATCTCGCTAGATAGAGAGTTCGACGTTATTAGAAATANGATTATAGGGCTACGTTCAGACGTAAGAATATTCTATAATAACAATAATATAGCAACGTCAAAGACTTCAGAATTTAGTCAAAGATTAGATAAAGTAATAGAACTTGTTTTAGACGCAGAAAGCGTGTATAAGAAACAAGTAAGAGAAACACGACAATTAATACAAGAAGTCGTAAATATAACTAAGTAGACAATGTATAAACAAGACACATTTCATATGCCGACGTTTTTAGCAGAAACAAACTGCACCTTTTCGTCGGCGTCTTGTTTGGTCGTACTTAAACAAAGTAAAAATTTAAGATTTTGCGAAAGCAGAAATAGTTTCGTCGCTCGGTCGAACGACGGAAGTACATTAATACAAAAGAAAGGAAATTAGACTATGTGTGGAATATATGGAATAGCCAAATCTCCGACACCTTATACTGCAAGTCAGTATAAAGATGTTAGACGCATTCTGAGAGATATTGCAATAGACTCTGAGTCTAGAGGCAGTCACTCGTCTGGAATAGCATCAGTCGGAAATGGAACTACAATACATAAATCCCTACTTGAGTCTTCAAAGTTTGTAGACACTAAACAATATAGTTCTGTCGTTAAATCGTTAAAGACAGATACTAATATTGTATTAGGACATACAAGGTTTGCGACACAAGGTGCAATTACCGTCAAGAATGCTCACCCATTTAAGGTTGGCAACGTCGTCGGAGCACACAATGGTTGCGTCTATAACGTAGAACAAATGGAAAAGAAACTAGACAAAGTTTGTCCAGTAGATAGCCAGTTGATTTTTAAGTCTATAGACAGGTCAAATACATTAGAAGAAGCCGTCGAACATTTCGATAGCGACTTTGCTTTGTGTTTCGTCAAAGACAACTATAATGTCTTACATCTATGTAGAGAGACAAACAGACCTCTACACGTCGCATATGTTCCTGAACTTAAAACCCTATTCTTTGCGTCTGAAAATGACTTCTTAGAAGATTCATTATGGATTAACGGGGAATACGAACCTAAAGTCTATCAATTAAATAAAAATACATTGTATAGCTTTGACGTAAATAAGTTTGAGGATACAGCAAATGCAACTAAGACGGAGTTTAAGTATGAAAGCAGGGTTTACACTTATAATGTAAATAAATATCCAGTTAAACATACTATAACGACTGCCAATATTGATAATACATACCTTGATAACGACGCTATTTTAGACTCGAGTCAATGGGTCAACGCAGACTTTTCAGGAATGGAATTTGATGATGATGGTTTGCCGTCTAAAGAGTGGTACGAAAGAGAACAAGAAGAGCTTTCGTCTATATATGGTGGCTACGCTTGTAACTGGTATTTTGACGACGTTGAAATGTCTTGGTACTATTTAACAGACGACAATAGACATATGTCTGAAGATGAAATGGCGAACGACTTTTTTCAAAGTCCACACGCACCAGACTCAGAAGACATAATACTAAAAGATAACGAGGACGTAGTGTGACTAGGGTAACAATAAGAACTATAGACAATCACGAGGTAGAAAGAGATGAAATACTCTACGACTCTTGTGGTGGTTGTAGTATGGAAATTACTCCAGACGTCGAATCAGTAGAGAATCAACAAGGGGATACATATTGTAATGGTTGTTACGACGATTATTACTTTATTTGTCGCCATTGTGAAGAAGAGTCGCATATGGACGACGTAACTACTATACACAGCGAAGACATCTGTGTTTCGTGTAGAGACAGTTATTACGACACTTGTCCAGAATGTGACGACTGGTGCTTTGTAGACGATATGCATTATTCGGATAACACAGACTGCGACGTATGTGAGTCTTGTTACGACTATAATGAAGAAAGCGACTACAATTCTTCAGACTCTGTGTCTTGGAGTGTAATGAATAATGATTACGTAGCAACAAATACAGACTTCGAGAATCCTAAAGACTCTGGTTATAATATGACAGAGACTGGAAACGTAAGGAAGAATATGTTTGATGTGACTTACTCTGAAAGAACAGACTTTAAAGATTCTTTTAGTATGATTAAGTCTAGACGATATCAAGGAGTTGAAATAGAATTTAATACTTTCAACGACGTTGATAGAGGCGAATTATTTCAATACTTACACGGAGATATACTTATGTCTAGAACTAATAGGTTTAGACGAAGCGATTGGTCAGACTATATGAAAAGAATGCTTAACGTAGTTTACGACGGCTCTGTTACTGGTGGAGAACACTCGTACGGGTCGGAAGTTGTTATGTTCCCTCGCAGGGGTGACGTCTTAATAAAAGACATAGACGTTATAAATAAAGCAATTAAGAAAATGGACGGATACATTAGCCATAAGTGTGGCTACCATTTACATATAGACGTAAGAGATTACGACTGGTATCATTTTGCAGTCTTAATAGCTATGACTAAGTTAGTAGAGCCTCATATATTTCGTTGGATGCCGTCTAGCCGTAGAACGTCTAGGTGGTGTCAACCAGTTACTCAAAACTGGTCTGAGTTTTCAGACATTGGAAGTAGAGAATCTCTAGTCGATTTCTATTACGACGGAGACAATTATAGAGACGAAAAATATCACGACAAAAGATATTCAGGTCTTAACTTGCACTCTCACTTTCAAGGTAGACAAGGCGTAGAAATGCGATATCATTCTGGTACTTTAAATACCGACAAGATGAAGCATTGGTCTATACTTTGGAGTCAGATTGTAGACAAGTCTTATGAAATAGGTAATGAACTACACGATAAATATGCTGTATATGGAAGCGACGGAACAGATGATTGGTTTGCAAATACTCCATTCATTAAGTCGTTACAAAACGTAGTCTCAGATGAACTAAAGACCGATATATTAAATATAATATCAGTCAATGGAACAAAGAGAGATAGAGTCAACGACATTAAACTAAAACTATCTAGAGATATAAGACGTGAGTTAGGTATAGACATAGAACAGAATCTTCCATATATGGAACTTGACTTAGACAGACTATCTTCATTAGTCGGGATACGTAGTCCTATGGGAATTTACAATAGTCCTACAATGACTATGGACAATATGTTCAAAGTCTTTGACTTGCCTAATACGACTAGAGAGTTTTACAGAAATTGGTGTAAGACTAGAGAAAGTTCTTCTTCTTATGACCCTAACCACGTAGAAAAATGCTACGGCAAGACTACGAGGTTTGTAGAATATCATAAGTTCAGTAACGACTTTAGTACGAAGTCTATGATAGAACATAGACTGCCTAGAGTAAATAGTCTAAGTAGTATATATCAAGACCTTAGATATAGACTAGAGCCTAGACTTATAAGTGAGTATATTAATGTCTAATAGTATGAAAGAACGTAGGCTATACGCCACTAGTCTACGTTCAACTACTACGACGCGATTATTAAAAGTCCACCTGTGATAGCGTTCTACTTTTTTTTATATATATATATACTAGCTAGATAGCTAGAGATAGAAAAAAAATATAAAATAACTATTGACTATTAAATTTATTATAACTATTATAGAAACAGATATGACGGACAGATATAAATATAAACAATTAACGACTGGGAATAGGCAGTCGTCGGCAACCAATCCGACACTCGTTACCCCCATAATTGTAAATATGTTAGGTTGGCAAACCTCTGTCCGTCGTAAAAAATTAAATAACATAACCTTGGGAGGTTAAAATGAGTAAGAAGTATAAAGTAAGAGTAAGTATTCCAGTAGAGTATGACATTTCAGACTTAATGACTAGTTTTGATACTACTATAGATGTAGAAGCAGATAACTATGAAAAAGCAGTCAGTATAGCTAAGACGGAGTTTAATGATAACTACGACTTAGATTCTATATACGACGAAATCTACGAAGCAGTCAAAACTAATATGTTGGTGTGGTTAGACGGAGATTATGAGTGTGACACTTATGACGACGACTACTACTTTGCAGAAGAACAACAACCTAGACCTTTTCCAGGAATGGAAGGCAAGGGAATAGACGGAGGCAGTAATGAGTAAAGAAGCAATGAGATTACAAGCAGAAGTAGTAAATGCGACTGCAAAACTATATCAATTAGGATATAAAATAGAGTGTAAATACATACAAGGTGCTGGTTGGGCAAGTGAGATAGTCAACTATAACAATGGAGAGAACTTTCAACACGACTATCAAGCTAAGATAGACGCAGAACAAGAAAAGAATAATGACTATGCTATAGACAATATGACTTGCGACGATGAAATGGTAATTGACGATGTTGGTCAGATGTATGACCCGACAGAGAGACTAAA